GGATTTGCCGCCCTCATTTGTTCTGTGATGGGTCATGTTTAAACCTGAGATTGCGCACCTCCCGTTTTGGGACTCCCATAAATCGATGACATCCTGCGGTTTGATTTCCCAAGTGAAGTTGCTTTTTAGGCGCTGGCTTTTTAATTGTGCCGTGAGTCGGCGCAGGTATTTTGTGTGGTCTTCGTTAACGCTGCGCTGTCGAATAAGGCGCAAGCATTCGCGGCATCGTTTGGTTGCTAACTCGCTCTCATAAAAATCAGCAGCGAGCTTTGGCTGCCTACACAGGTAACAGGTTACTCGATCATCCATTTGGTAGCGACTCCGACTTCTACATACTTGCGCAATCTGCGCTGACTGTCGGCCCGCTCAACGACCTTGAGCTCACGATTCTGGATCCAGACCGCGAGCAGTTGTTTAATCTTACCTTTATTTTCCGCGAGGGCAGGATCTAATTGCAGCACGTCTGCTATCGCGATTCCCGCCCAATTCTTGGACCGCACGTCCTCGCGCCACTCGCCCTTGCCGATGGCCGTCTGCACCGCATTGAGATCCGCCACGGTGATCTCAGCGAAAGGATCAGGCCATTCCCAGGGCTCAGGCACGCCCACGTTATCGCCGTTGTCGAGCTGCACGCTGATCATCTGCCGCCAAGAGCTGTCGCGACTAGGCGGTGCCAGGTTGTCTTTGCTGTCGCCCTCGCGGCTGTACCGCCATCGGTCAGCCTCATCAACGCCGCCATTCCGCGCCTCTTCATAAGTCATACTCATCAATCGTCTGACGTGCCTGGCGGCATCCGTCAGCGCGGATGCGCCTCTGGCGTCGCCATAGCTTGCTGACTGGCCGTTCTGGGCTTTCCTGACGTGATGCACGAGCTCGACGGCGCAGTTGCCCTGCTCTGCGATTTTGCCCCAGGTTTTGACCACCAGGTCCATTGCGCCGTTGTCGTTCTCGTTTAGCTTATGACTTGAGACGAAAGGATCAACGATGATGACATCGATTGCGTGCTGCTTGATGTAGTTAAGAATGATGTCCGCAGCGGGTAAAATGATTGGTTCACCGCCGCGGTTCTCAGCAATGACGACCGAGCTGTCGCGACCTGAGTTGACGAACAGGTTGCCGGCGTACTCATGCGCCTCTACGCCGTGATGCACTGCAATGCCTGCCAAGCGTCTTTTTAGCTCATCTAAAGGGTCTTCCAAATTCCAGACCCATACCTTCCGCTTGGGCGTTTCTATCCCCAAAAGCGGTATTCCAGACGCCATAGCCATCGCTTCTGTCAATGTTAGAGCCGTCTTTCCGGTTCCGCCGGCAGCGACCGTGACGGACAAAAATTTGCGTATATAGTGCCGGCCATAAACCCACTCTCGCTTTGGCAGTGCTGCGATGCTGCCGATGTCCAAGGCAATCGGCGCCAGAGCATCAGTGATCTGAGCAATCTCCTCGGCTGTCGCGACTTCTGGTGATTGGTCCCAGCCTTTGTCCCGGGCGCCCTTAATCGCAACCTTAAACTCTGCGAAGGTTTGCTCATGCGTGTAGCCTGGCTGCGTCCATCCCGTTGCAGTGCGCAATATATCCTCGTCGGTCAGCCCGGCCTGGACCTGAGAGCCCACGTACCGAATCATGTCATCGTGCCAGCCGCCCTCGCTGGCTTCGACCAGAGGCTTGGGCTTGTTCTCGGCGCTAATCTTGTCGATGTCAGCAGCGCTCAGCATTGGCAGCTCTCGCCAGTCGCCATCTACGCCCTTGTCGATCGTCTCTTGGTAGATAGCGCCGCTAGCGTGAACACTGCCGGCAGCAATGACAATCCCGCCCTTACCGCGCACATCTATCTTGGCTTCTGGATCGGTCGAGTTGCTGATATCAAAATTTGGATTGGCCTGATAATAGAAGTGCCGACCGCGTGCTGTCGCGACTGTTCTTGGCGTATAAGGCAAGTTCTCTCGGACCCAGGCTTCCGCTTCTGCTGAGTCAGCGTCGATCACAACGATCTCTTTTCCGGTTACATGGGCGAAGTTGCAGTTGGCAAACCTGGCGCTGCTTGTGAAGTATTCAAATTCATCGACCGTGACTTCTTTACTCTGGTATTTTTGCCAAGGAATAAGAGGAATCTTTTGATGAGGGTGAGCTGGGATGATCGTTAATCCCTGCTCAAAGAGCTCGCGCGCCTTTTCAGCAGGCGTTGCTGGCGCCTCAATCATCAATTTCGGCCCACAAATCAGGGCGAATTGCAGATTTTTTTATGTTTCGTATTGATGATATCTCAGCGGCACGCTCAGCGGGTATGCCCTTTTCGCTGCGCTTCCACTTGTAAACGGCATTCCTACTGAGGCCGAGCTGTGCGGCCATTTCACTTACATTTATTTCGGACCAAAAGGTGTCTGGTGTCATCGGTATCGCTCTCACAAAAAAATCAAATGTAACCGAAAAGGTTACAAGCGTAAACCTTTATTGATGCAACATTTGAAGCAGGGGTTGTAATCAGTAAACCTTGGGTTTACATTTAGGAGGCATTAATAACCATAGAGGATAAGGGTATGTCACGAGTTCCATTCAATCGACGGATAGCCGAGTTGCGTCTTGCGAGAGGACTAAGCTTGCGGCAAATGGCTATAGACCTTGAGCAGTACGGCGTCAAAGTCAGTCATAACGCGATAGCAAAGTGGGAGTCTGAAAAGCCGTCAGGATCGACGCGGCTTCCAAGCAAAGAAGTGATCGGGGCGTTGTGTAAGCTTTTCAACGTAAAGCCATCATTTTTGGTTGAAGAAATGTTTGCGAGCGTGAAATCTAAATCGGGATCAGGTCGCAGCGAAAAGATGCTGGACGTTGAGCTTTTGACAGACGAAGAGTTTGAGGCGCTGTTAAAGGTTAAGGATTTATTGATAAAGGCAAGGAAGTCAAAAGCAGGAGAATTATGAGAGAGTTAGACGATCACCTTCACGTATCAAAAGAAGCTTCGCAGTATGTACGAAATACAATCGACAGAATATACTTAGAAGACAACTACCATTGCTGCACAACTACTGATTTTGAAGTCTGGCACGTCGGCACTTGCTGCCCCTACATTTGTGACTGCGCTCAAATTGATGGCCAGAGACAGAAGATTTTTTGCGGCGATTTTTGGCAAAGCAAATCCCTGCGCGCCCTGACAATGAAAGGCAATGATTTTTTGTCGCTTTTGCGCCAGGACGGCGCAGCCAGTTGCGTCCTCGAACTACGCAGACCGCACATGATTTGGGCGCACGGAAACGCAATTTACAATCACGCAATCCCCGAACAATTTGCGGGCGAACTGGTGCGCGTTGCAAAGGCAAAAAACCTTTACAGTAAACCACCTGTATTGGGCGTCTATGTGAACACTAAAATATCTGCCTAAAGTTTATGTAACCGAAAGGTAGACAACGATTACATAAATCGGTTACGCTCTTTTTTCAATACGAAAAGAGAGATGAACGATGGACGCACAAAGAAACGAAGCAGTAACCCCCTCCCATAACGAACCCAACCTCGATGTACTAGCCGAGCAGTGGCTTCAGCAGAAAACGCTGGAGGACAATTGTAAAGCTCGTCGCATTGAGATTGAAGAGCAGATGATCCCTCATCTTGCTCAGCGCGCTGAAGGTTCGCAGACAACCGAAACCACATTCGGTCGAAAGATCAAGCTAACCACCAAGAACAACTACAAGCTTGATGACATTGCCTTGCAAGCAGTGCGCGATAGCGTGCCGGCGAACATGCTCCCGCTAAAGCTGACGCAAACGATTGACGTTGCGCGCCTTAAATATCTTCGCAACAACGAGCCAACGATTTATCGCAAGATCGCGAGAGCATTCTCGCACTCCCCTGCTAAGCCCTACATTTCAATCACTGGGGGTGAGATCTAATGGCTATCGACCTATCTGCAATCAAAAAGACTACGGGCCTCAAGCCACCATCGATGATCGTATTTGGTTCTGCCGGCGTGGGTAAAACCACGTTCGCGGCTGCCGCGCCTAACCCCGTGTTCCTGCAAACGGAAGCCGGCGAAGGTGCGTTAGAGCTGTCTGCATTCCCGCTCATCAAAACATACGACGAGCTCATCGAGGCCATCACCGCGCTGATAGAGCATGAGCATGATTACGGCACGCTAGTGCTTGACAGCCTGGACCATTTAGAGCCGCTGATCTGGAAGAAGGTTTGCCTGGTGGAAGGTAAGAAATCGATTGAGGAATTTGGGTACGGCAAGGGCTACGTGTTCGCGTTGGACTATTGGCGCGAGTTTTTAGCTGCGATTAATTCGCTGCGACATCGTAAGAATATGTCGCTGATTTTGCTCGCGCACACTCATATTCGCGCTTACAACAGCCCGGACACTGAGAGCTACGACCGCTACGAGATCAAGCTGCACGCAAAAGCCAGCGGCCTGATTCAAGAGTCAGTCGATAGCGTGCTATTCGCGAAGCACAAGATCATCACGAAGAAAGAAGACAAAGGATTTAACCAGACCAGGGTGCGCGGTATTAGCACTGGCGAGCGCGTGCTTTGCACCACAGAGACGCCTGGTTACATCGCAAAGAATCGATATGGCTTGCCTGATGAGATCGACCTCACCTGGCCAGCCTTCGAGCAAGCAATCACTACAGCAACAAGCAAGGAGAAATAGAAATGGCGTCATTAAGTTTTAATGCGGAAGATTTTGTCGAAGAGCAAAGGTTTGAGCCGATCCCAGAGGCTTTGTACAAGGCCGTGATAATCGATTCGGAAATGCGAAAGACCAACGCAGGAACCGGCAGCTATTTGATGCTGAAGTTCGAAGTGCTTGAAGGCGCGCACGCGGGTCGATGGGTGAAGACCAATTTGAACCTAGACAATCCAAACGAAAAAGCTGTCGAGATTGCGCAAAAAGAGTTGAGTTCGATTTGCCGCGCCCTCGGCAAAAAGTCTATTCAAGACAGCGAAGAGCTGCACCATAAAGCGATCATGATTAAGGTTGCAATACAGCCTGGCCGCGGCGAATACGGTCCTAGTAATCAGATCAAAGCGTACTCGCCAGCCGATCAATTGCAGGCTGTCGCGACTCCTGCTGCCGCACCCTCTGCGGCTCCTGCCGCGGCCGGCAAGAAACCTTGGGAGTAAGCATGGTTGCTTTACCAGAACCAGCAAGCACTACTCTCAACGCCGTCGAGCGAGCGGGTGAGAAGGGTCAGGCCACCGATGGTGGCCGGGCTCATCTTGGCGGCAGCATCATTGGCCGCGAGTGTAAGAGAGAGCTGTGGTTCAGCTTTAGGTGGGGCACCATCGTCACGCACAAGGCCAGAATTTTACGACTTTTTGCACGCGGCGCCAGAGAGGAA